TCGAGCCTCCGATGTACGACTGCGATCGTTGCGGTCGCTCAGTCCATCAAGTCCGGTGTGCCGACAGAGGTAGCCGCGACTTGTGCCACTCGTGCTACTCCACGGTCGTCCACTTTTGCGACGAGTGTGGGGATAGTTGCGATCGAGCCGACTACCCGCTGCTAACGGTGTCTGACCCTACCGGCTGGCAGACTACGCAAGACTTGTGCGAGTCTTGCCATGACCATATCGCCACATGGTGCGACGAGTGCTGCGAATACCACTTCGAGGAAAACGGCTCGTGCAATGGCGAGTTGTCCGGCTTGGAAGATTACTCGTACAAGCCCGAGCCCATCTTCCACGGTGACGACGGCAAGCACCGTCACTTCGGCGTGGAGATTGAGATGGAGAGTGAGCACGGCAACGGGCAGGACGCGCTCGATAACTTCCGCGACACGTTCCGTCATACCGAGTTCTACTACAAGGGTGACGGTTCGCTCTACTCCGCGGACGCTATCGAGATGGTGAGCCACCCACGCACTCTCGACTCGTGGCACGAGATACTGCCACGACTGATCGACAGTATGCGGTATGCCCGTGATGTTGGTATGCGCTCGTGGAATACCAGCACCTGCGGGATACACATTCACATTGACTCGCGTGCCTTCGGCGAGAGCAGCGCGCACCTGTACCGCTTCGCTCAGTTCATCTACCGCAACGGGGCAGCGATGACTCGACTAGCGGGACGTGGTGACGTGGACTACTCGCACTGCTTCGACTCATGGGATCGCAGGACATACCTGGCCCACAACGTCAAGCGACACAAGCGGGGTATGTCTGCCGGTGATCGGTACATGTGGATCAACCTGCAAAACCGCAACACCGTGGAGGTACGCATGTTCCGTGGCAGCCTCAAGCCCGAGCGACTGCTCGCCAACATCGAGTTCCTCCACGCTTTGATCGAATACACCCGCACCATGACCACGCGCCAAGCGTTCGCTGGTGCTCTCAAGTTTGACGTGTTCGCACACGACGCGCTCATGCAGCGCGACAAGTACCCACACTTGGCGGCAATGCTTGCCGACAAGTTCGATATGGCTTCGGCCTAGATAGGAGCACATCATGTGTTTACTCGCTTACTGTGACCACGAGGCTACTCCCGACTACGATGGCCTGTGGAATGCAAGTATCAACAATCCCGACGGCTTCGGGTGGGCAGTCCACCTCGGAGACCGCATTATCCAAGCGCACAGCATGGAAGCCTCGGTTGCTATCGAGTCCTACGAGGAGGCACTCAAGGAGCACCCTGGCTCAGCGTCCATGTATCACGCTCGCTATGCCACCCACGGCACGATTGACCTAGCCAACTGCCACCCATTCACCGTCGGTGAGGGCGGCACAGTCCTCGCACACAACGGCGTCATGCCGAAGGCCCCATTGGAGAAAGACCGCAGCGATACCCGCTGGTTCGCCGAGGTCGAGTTGCCCCGCCGTGGCTTGCAGATACTCGACAAGCCTAACAAGTGGGCCAAGTTGGAGGCGTGGCTGTCGTCCAAGGTGGTGCTGTTCACCACTGAGAAGTCACTCAAGTACGGCATTTACATTCTCAACGAGCAAGACGGCGAGTGGGTGGACGGTATCTGGTGGAGCAACGACTCGTACAAGTCCGTCTACACCTACGCAAGCCTGGCTCGTGCGTACTCTGCTCACACCGTCATCGCCAAGGAAGATGACTACGAGGCCACTCCCGAGGCGTGCCGCTCCTGCGGCAGCATACTGAGTTACGACGAGGCAATGGTGTTCGGCTACTGCTACACCTGCGAGTCTTGCCTCGACTGCGGGGAGGACTTCGGCCTGTGCCTGTGCTACCAGGGCAAGCAGGCTACGCAATGGGCCGTCGGTGGGTGGGCCGAGGAGGACTTGGCTCGTGCCACTGACATCGCTGTATCCATCATCAAGAATAACTAGGAGGTCGTAATGACTGACGTATCCGAGATCGAGCACCAACTGAACGAGATCAGCCTGCGTCTCGCAACACTCGGCGACATTGACTGGCACATCAAGGAACTGACCGATCAGATGGCCCTGCTCGTCAGTGCTGTGCAGGCCATAGCCGATAGGAGTTAGCCATGAGGTACGAGGCTTACTACAACCTGCACAGGCAATGCCTGTCGGCACGGCCCATCGGTGGCCGTGTCCAGCACTATCAGTTCCTCTGCCTGTCGGAAGCACGGTTCGCCGTGCAACCTGCCGGTAGGCAGAGGGTGCTGGAAGAACAGAAGAAGAACGTCCACGCTTTTGTGCGTGGAGAACTAGTGACCTGGGGTGACCACCGTGTGAGGGCGCACCCTTACGACGGCATTGACAGTGCGGTCAGCGTAGATGTCTTCCGCAAGCATGACGGCTACGAGGAGGTCACTTACAACCCGTATCAGTACGAGTCGTTTGTGCTCAAGCACGACGAGTCACCGATCTATCAGGCCCATCACGCCTGGGTTATCGACAAGCACATCTTCGCTTACAAGTATGATACATTTGGTATCAAGGAAGATAGGAGGAGCACTGTTGCGTAACACAGCAGAGTACGAGGAGTACCTGACCAACCCTCTGGAGGATCGCTACCCCGACGACGATCCTCGCACACCGGAGGAGAGAGAAGCACACCGTAAGGCTGTGAGTGATTACCTGAGAGAGAGAGGTATGAAAACAAATGAGTGACATCACCACACGTATCGGCGCACTACTGAGCAAGGCAGAGGGAACGACCAACGACATAGAGCGAGACACCTACATCGCTAAGGCACAGGAGTTGGCAACTAAGTACGCGATAGATATGGAAGCCGCACGCCTAGCGGCAGGCGGGGAGGCACGCAAGGATACCCCCGTGGCTGAGACAGTCAAACTGTTCGACAGGTATGACCGATCACAAACGAGGTCATTCTTTGTGAACCTCTACCTGGCTATCGGTAGGGCCAACAACCTGCGCTTCCTGATTGACCGTGACTCACGGTACGTCGTGGCGCATGGCTTCCAGGGTGACATCGACATCACGACACAGATGTACAACAGCCTGTCCCTGCAAATGGTGGCAGCGTCCGAGCGTTACATCAAGACAGACGATTGGCGCGACCGCGCAGGCTTCTTCGACAATCAGGGTGAGTGGAGGAAGATGACTGCGAGGACAGCACGACGCTCGTTCTACTCAGGCTTCGCCTCCACCATCGGTGAACGCTGCCGCAATGCGGCACGCAGCATGGAGGAGCAGGAGGTGGACGTCAATGGCACGACCACCACGGGTGCTCTCGTCCTAGCGGACAGGCGCAGCGAGGTGGACAAGTTCTACGCCAGCGTGCCGAAGGGCCGTGGCTCGTGGGGAGGTGGGAGTTCTATCAGTGGCGCAGCCTATGGCGCAGGCCAAGAGGCAGGAAGGAATGCCTCACTCGGTAACAGCAGCGCAGTACGCTCTGGTCGTACTGCAATCAGCAACTAGGAAGGAAGAGCAATGGGTTACTTTGTATCCATAACAAGAGCAGAGTTCGCAGTACCTGAGAATGAGGAGGTACTGAAAGTCCTCAAGGACGCGAACTGGAAGTACCACGATTGGAAGCGTGGCGGTAGTTTCGGGGGAGAGCGTGAGGAGAAGTGGTTCTCATGGATGACCCCTAACTACGACGAGCAAGTCAACCTCGTGTATGACGTGTTCCTGCAACTCGGGTTCGACGTGTCGGCGGACGGCAAGATGGTGCAACTCAACTCCTACGACAACAAGACAGGGCAAGAGGACTTGTTCCTCGCAATCGTTGCACCCTACGTGGAGGAAGGATCGTTCATCGAATGGGTGGGCGAGGACGGTACGACGTGGCGGCACGAGGTCATCGACGGCAAACTGACGGTGGCCGAGGGCGTGAAGCAGTTCATCACACCCCAGCCGTACAAACTCCTGGCATACGAGATCCCCAAGACGGGGAGGAACAGCGAGGACTTACTCGGTTACTGGATCGAGTGCGACCCGTACTCCACCATGCCACCGAGTGAGCAGTTCGCCAGGGAGACAGGGAGTTTGCCTGCGTGATTAGTTCATACTGCAAGAAACACCACGGGCAGGCCACAGAATGTGATCGCTGCCCAGGCCCAGGGATCGTCCTCGGGATGCCGATGGATTGTTCCTGCAAATGTCACGAAAAGAAAGGGGAAGACGAATGAGTCTGCCGTATGACGACGAGTATGGAATAAAGATCAACGACGAGTATCACATGGATCAAATCCTTTGGGATGACGACAAGGAGGAGAAGTGAACATCACACCAAGTAAGGACAACCCCGTACCCCTGTTTGTGTACGGGTCGTTGCGTGAAGGGCAGCCACTGCACGAGTGGTACCTGAGTGGTCACACGATGGCCCTGGCCTACACTCACAGCGACACCGCCCACTACGAGTTGCGGGTCACACACACCAACGCACCCTTCCCCTACATGGTGGAATCAGACCTGCCGTACAACAGTTACGTGTACGGCGAGGTGACCCACATCACTGACCCCCAGGTGCTCGCACGGATACGCCACCTGGAGGAGAGTGCTGGCTACGAGACCAGGCAAATCTACATCAACACCACCGATAAACTGCCTTTCGGCGGGACAGATACGACGATCACCCTGGAGACCTACGAGGCCCTGGCCTTTGTGTACCCCGACTCTGAAATTGGGGCTTACCGTATCCAGGGTGGCGACTGGTTGCGGTACGTCAAGGGCTGGTCAGAACTCACCCCCGAACACGCAGGTACGCCACCGGCTCAGGAAATGGTATGAGCGCGTTCGTGATCTTTACCCTGATGGTGCTCGTGGGTGCGGTGCTCCTTGCGCACCACATGGGTAAAGAAATAGGAGAAGAGGAGGGGTACGTGCGTGCCTGGAAGGCGTCACGCAAATGCCCCTCCTGCGGGGACTTATTAGTCCGTGATACCCTTTCGTGCTACCATGACAGATAGCACGTGTAGACCCACGCAACGAGGCCATTCTCGCTGCGTGACAACTGAATAGGTGGGGGCCGAATGTGGACTCGGCCTCCGCCCCCATCCATTCACAACCATTGGAGAAAGAAATGAAGTTCGTTGACACATTGCCTGCAACACACACCAAGACAGCGGCGGCCTCGGCAAACCGGCGCAAGTTAGAGCAGTGCCAAGCCAACCCCGACAAGTGGGCGATCATCCAGTCTTACGAGGTCGGTAAGCAGAGCAGTGGTGCGCCCTACGTGTACGCAAACCAGATCAATCGGGGAGCGATCAAGAGCCTTGCTGGCTTGCGTGCGGCAGTCCGTCGGGACGGCAACAAGTACCACGTGTGGGCCACGTTCCCCTCGACGGGGAGTAAGTGAACCGTAAGGTCACTTGCTCTACATGCAAGATGGACTTCCCCGCATCAAAGTGTGAGCAGTCAATGCGGGGTTACGAGTGTGACTCTTGCATACAACGTCAACTACGAGTTGCCCTTCGCAGGATAGAGGGCGTCAAGGTTGGCAGGAATGGCGAGTTATGGGCGGTGGGGTGTGAGTAAACCAACCAAGCGTGAACTGGTTGCAGTCGCAAACATCCTTGATCCAAGCCTGTCCGACGAAGCCATAGACATGGCACGTGAAGTGGTAGAAACACTTGACGACGTGCGCTCAAGTAAGGATCAATGGATCGTGGTCGCCCGTCTCATGGCGAACGGCCCCGATCTAGCGGTCGGAACTTGGACAACGAAAAAGCAAGCCCTGAAGGCGTCCGAGTGTCTGGTCTCGGCCCATCGAGAAGAGGCACCAGGCACGGGCATGATCGTCATGCCCATGAGGCAGCCTTTATGGCTTGAGCAGTTCGAGTAGAAGGAGAAGGGGAGCCACCTCACACGTGGCTCCCCATCACCTTAGTAAGGGGTGCGTCCACCCAGGTACTCGATGATCTTTCTGATCCCGCGCTGGACAATCTGATCCACTCGCTGCGGACTTATCTCCCACTCTTTCGCAATCTCCACGAGTTTCATCTCGTCAACTAATCTCAGGTACAGGACTCCGTAAGTCCGTGAGTCGAGAGACTTCATGGCTGCGTCGATGTCGGCCATCATGGCGAGCAAGTCGTTGCCCTCGCTGGCTACCTTGATCTTACGCTTCTGCCCCATCTCGGCAGGATCAAACACCTGACCAACAAGATCAAAGTCACCCGAACCCCACACTTTTATGAGGTTCTCGACCATCGCAGGGCGGTAGAAGTATTCATCTTCGGGCTGGTAGCCGAGCCTTGCCGCCTTCTCCTTGCGTGCCACTCGATCACAGTGGCGGCGCAGCATCTTGATTAGTGCTGCCTCACCCTGCCTACGCTCCTGCTTATCCTCTCGATCCAGGTACTCGATGACCTTACTTTTTTTCTTGACTGCGAACTCGCAGGCTGACTGCTTGAGATCATCAAAGTCGATAAACTTGTTGAAGTTTCGGTGGACGGGAGCCGCTGCCACGGCAGCAAAATCAGTAACTTCCATCCAGAATGCGTCGTCTAGTTCTAGTGCCACACCCTCACCGCCACGAGTACTTGACGCCCTCAACAATGAATGACTTGTTGATGATGGGCACGGCCACTGGAGTCACGTTGCTTCCTTCCACGTACAGCAGGCCGAAGCCTTGCTGCCAATTCTTGAACTTGGCATACCTCATGCCAGGGCTCCCGAAGTCAGCAAGCGTGCCCACCTCGAAGCCTGTCCTGATGGAGGGCTTCTTGTCTCCGAGGTAGGTGAACGTGTGGTGGGCGATCCCTTGCCTGTGGGTGTGACCGCACACCACCGACTTATTCGTGCGCATGGTCAGGCCAAGTGCTGTCTGTCCACTCTTACTCGACTGCGTGCCCTCGTCCCCGTGCATGAGTAGCCAGCCTGGGGCTGGTGACCAGGGGTCTTGGTGGTAGGTCACGCCGAGTTCCCTGAACTTGTAGAACTCTTCCAGTTGCATCTCGGGGATGGTCTCGAATGCTGGGACACGGGACAGGGCAGCGAACCATCGGTCGAGGTGATTGCTGCGGGTGATGTGCTTGATCTTCAACATCCCCAACACGTCCACCACTCGGTCTCGCTCCTTGCCCAGGTCTCCCTGGTACATGCTGCGGGTGTTGAGTGAGTACCTGCTGATGGGTGCGAGGTCGCTCTCGTCGCCGACAGAGATCACGTCATCGGGCTCGTACTCCTCGATGAACTGAGCGACAGCATCGACAGCCTTCTTATCCTCGAAGGGTATTTGCAGGTCAGAAATAACAACTATTCTTTTCATCCAACATCCTGGATTCGGTCTTGCCAGCGACCTATCTGCAGGTCAAGCCCGACAAGATAGTTGATGGCGTCCGCTATCTCTTGACGGATCTCCAGCAGGCACCGAGCGGGGTCATAGTTCTCGATTAGTTGCTGGTCTTCCTCGCCGTACTCACGTGCGCCAGCATCTTGAATGCGGAAGCGCGCATAGTTTGTAGCACGTCGATGATAACGGACTAACTCTTCGACCGAGAGGCCGAAGGGTGGGGCGAAGGGCGGTGGAGTAGCCACCATAGGAGCACCTTCCTATTCGATTGCCCTCACAAGGTCTGCGAGGTACTGCGCTCCTTGATTCACAAGCGTACTATTGACGTCCTCCCCCAGGGGCAGCGACACGCGCACCGCATCTGGCAGCATTTCAGTCAGTTTCTTGGCCAACTCTTGACCAGGATTACTGCCGTCCTCCTTCAGGTCGTTATCACACATGATAAGCACCCGCTCGATGCCGTCAAAGCAACGACGGAAGTGAGGCTTCCATCCGTTCACACCAGGCACAGCCACGGCAGGGAAGCCAGCAACAGTAGCGGCAATGGCGTCGAGTTCGCCCTCCACTATGAGGATGTGATCGAAGGCTTCAATGATCGCCTGAGCGTTGAATAAGTGATGCCTCTGTCCAGTTGGTGATTGGTAGCGAGGGCTGCCCTCCGTCAGTCGTCGGAACTTGAAGCCGACCACACCGGCAGGCGTGATGTACGGGATCGACAACATGCCAGTGAATCTGTGGTCGTGTCCAGGTTCCGGCTCGGCGACGTAGCCGAGAAGAAACTGCGGGGCTGCATCCAGTAAGCCTCGGCCACCAAGGTATTCCTCTGCTGGTGAGCCACCGAGTTCGAGGTGGTACACGTGGGCTGCACGTGTCCACAAGTCCATCAACTTTTCGTTAGGTTTCATTCTTCAAGCGATCTCTCGAAGGCCAATCAAAAAGTGGGATCTCCCTTACGGGCGGATCGGGCCTGATTGAGTACCTCCCGCAGTCGAAGGCGTAACTTGCGCACCTGAGCAGCAATCGGTAGCAATCTGTGTTCGTTGGCCCTCCACAGTGGGGACAAGGGGGGGTCATAGGTCAACAGTCCTTTACGTGTGTGTATCCAGCACCGTGAGCATGGCTGGCCGACCAATGATGCGCGCCCTCCAAGCCGGGCTTCTTGGCACGACTGTTCGCAACAACCCAAAACATCTCCTCCTGGAGATACGGCGGTGCTTTGTTGGGTCGAACACCGACATAGCCTGGGTCAACCTTCACGACGTATGCGTCCCACGTTGACTGAATAAACTGATAGGCACCTGAGCCTCCACTTCCATCGCTCTTGAAGTTGGATCCACTCTCACGGGCCAGGATACATTTTCTAAACGGTTCGTATTTTTTATTGTAATGCCAGCCACGGTAGAGGCTGTCGGGGATCTCTTGCACATTCTTTGTTGGTGTCCACGGATTCTTGTAGTCGAAGTCTCCCTTGCCGGTAAGGGCCACCGTCAGTACGAGTGCCTCTAGCATTTTTTTCTCCTACTCTTCATCTTCTTCAGGGTACAAATCTCGAAACGCTGGATCGGGGGTGAATCCTACCGAACCGTTTTCGCTAGTGGTGAGGCGGTCAGCCTCGCCCTTCTCTTCCTCCACGTTGGTGGTCAGATCGAGGTTGATATCCAGTGTCCAGCCAAGATACTCCACAGTAAGTCTCATGATGTGGCCCGAAGCCTGGGTGGAGTCCACCGCTTACCCTTAGAACGCCTAGGAATGCTCCAAATCGGCTCTGTCGAGGAGCCTGACAGGCTTTCTACCATCCTACGAGCATCCTGATATGACCCCTGCTCCATCGCTTGTACGAGGGCGATGGGGCCACCGCCTGCACCGCAAGCATGGCAGTGCCAAAGACCCTTCTGGCGGTTCACGGAGGCACTCGGGACTCGATCATCGTGAGCGGGGCACTTGATCGAACGCTCGCCATAGCCAGGCTCCGGTAGCCCATAGTGCTCGAACACAGCAAGCAACTGCTGCTCCATCACGTCCTCGTTCATGCCACATGACCCCACTTCAGCAGGTTGATGAACGTGTCGATGGTCATGACGACCCGACCCTCACCCGTGCCAGCCTGACGAGTCTTAGTCATCACCACGGGGATCGTGTTCCGGTCATACTTGAGGTCATAGTTGCAAGACTCAACGTCGGCCTCCCGAAGGAAGCCCTTCATCTGACTCCAGACATCCTTGACATTCTTCGCCTCAATCACGATGTCGAAGTCGGCCCCTGTTATGCAAACGTCACCGATGTCCTTCGATCCTGCGCGAGGAAGGCGACGAGCCTTCACGCCTTGAGTGTTCAAGTGATCCTCGACGTCACGCTCCCATTGAGAGCCTTTGCGTTTGTTTGCTGTGCTCACTTCTTACCTCTTGAGTTCAACCCTCTTGACTTCAACTCGTCTCGGATTCGCTGATTGTTCCGCGCGTTGCGTTCCAGTCGCCGGTCATTCACTTCTTCCTGGTGCGCCACGCGATCCGCAATATCAGTATCTACCTGCTGAAGCAGGCGATCAATGAAGCCGGGCCGATCAGAGTAAGTTTTCTTCCTGTACTTGTGCAGCAAGTCCACCCTTTTCCATGAGGTCAGGCCACCCCACACGCCGAACTCTTCTTGCTGATCGAACGATGCAGTCATGCACTCACGCTGCACAGGGCATTGAGAACAAATCATCACGGCCTCCCACTGCTGGCCTTGGCACTCGGGGAACCACAACTCTGGATCGACGGATCGGCACGTTGCCGCCTCGTGCCACTGCACTACTGCCATTCCCTCTTGGTTCTGTACAACTCCAGTTCTTGCAGGCTGTTGAAGAGCGACATCGTTGGTGCGTCGCAGTACACGGTGGTCGGATTGGTGGCGTTGGGGTCGGCCTCGCCGTCCCGATTCTTCACAGCCGCTACATGAAACTTATCGCCGTCGCGTGCGACCGAAAGAATAACCTCGGGAAGTTGATTGACCTTACCCATGACCGAGCGCATAGGGCCTGGGGTGTTGGGATTACTTGACTGCTCGCTCGTGTGGTGCAGGGCTATGACTGCACTCTCAGTCTCACGAGCCAACGAGTGCAGCGCACTCATGGCATCTCTCAGCCCTGTCCATTCGTTGTCGTGCGTCGCCTGAATATTCATCAAGTTGTCTACAAAAATCGCTGCTGGAGGCCTCCCGAACACCTCGACATACGCCTGCACTTCTTCATAGATTCCGTCGAGTGTCGGGTGAGGGTCAGGCTCAATGCGCACCCGGCGGGTCAGGTCGTAGATCGCATCCTCAAGCAGCACTTCGCCTTCCGTGTCACGCAACCTCTTGACTTCGTTCACGGGCATTTGCAGCATGATGGCCCCAGCCCGGTTCGCCATCGTTCCCTGGTCGGAGTCGGCATTGAGATACAACACTGACTCCCCACACTTCACGGCGTACCAGAATGCGAACAGCGTCTTGCCTCGACCCGGTTGACCGGCAACTACGTGGAGTTGTCCACGGCGAAATCTAATTGTGCTTGCCGTCAAGGCGGGGAGGATCTCAGGAAGATCCTCACCCGCCAACGACGAGCCACGAATGACCTGAAGTAAAGAGCGCACGTATTATCGCTGCGGCCAGATCGGTTCTGCCTCAACGGCACCCTTCGGGAAGGGCTTCGGCCCCTTCACTGGGTCGAACCAGCCGACGTACACGCGGCCTGCCTTGTTTGTGCCCTTCTTGCGTGCGTACTTGCCGCGACCATCGGGCAGATCGGGTGCATCGGGGTGCCCGTATGTCCACTCATTTCCGTACCTGTCCACCTGTGTGTCGATGGCGGTCGCTTCCTCGACTACCTGCGTGGCGACTCCGGCCCCGGCGAGGGCCTCAACTGCCGCCTGCGTGTCATCCTTCTGACTAGAGCCTTGCAGCACCGCCGTAAGTTCTCGGAGGTCAGCAATGCGCTGAGTCATTTCTTCCTTCGTGTCTGCTCTTCCGGTCAGCAGATCATTGTTTGGGCCGACCTTGATGGTCAGGCTAAACGGGGATTCAGTAGTGCTATTCACTTGCCCTCCTTTGTCCATATTTCTAACGGGAACTCTGCTGACTTGAGGCCAGCCACGGCAGGGCAGTATGCCCTGAATGAGCAGTAAGAGCAATGGTCGCCGACGTGGGGTGGGAAGAATCCTGTTGCCATTTGCTCGTTCATCGAGGCGAACATGAAGTCAAAGTAGTCAATGCCCCACGGTGCAAGATCGACAAGATCAGAAAGTTCACCCTTCCGGCTCATGTAGAACGCACCCCACTTGGGGCGCACGCCGTAGGCTTTCTCAATCGCACTTGCGTACAACGCCAACTGTTCTTGCCCGTAGGGCACACGCTGGCCCGTCTTGTAGTCAACGACGATCAGGTCTGTGCCGTTGGTGTAGACGCAATCGACAACCAGGCGCACCGGAGTATCACCGAACGACACCTCGGCTTCCCACTCAATGCCAGGCTTGCCGTCGGGCAGGGTGGCAATCGCCCACCCTGAATTTTGATACCACTCCAGGTACGCCTCGACTTGGCGCAGACCCTCCGACTGCCAGAAGTCCAGCGTTTCCCCATCGGGGTTTGCCTTGGTGCGACGACCAGCCACACGCCACTGCTCTGCTGGCACATCACTGCGTGCCTCGACATCGGCAACGGCCCGTTGGAATACTTCCAACCACTTCTCAGAAATGTCAGTTAGCACAGCAAGTCCTCCTGCTCGTCCGGCGAGGCAAGCGTGACCGGCGACTCACACCCGGCGCAGTAGCCATTGAGCGTCCACCACACGGGCAGGCCGTCCTCGAACCTGACCAGCACCTTGAAGGTGTCGCTGCCGCACAGGCACACCCGTGTCGGGATACCACGTTGGTCAGGCATCAGGCTCTCCCACCAACTCGCGATTCACGTGCTCGATCATGGCATGGACAGCCGTTCCTGCGGCCAGGTACACAGCCGGTTGCTCGGGAACTTGGGCGATCTTCGACAGGTAATACTGTCGCTGACATCGCATGAACGTGCTCAACTGCGAGTACGAGCGGTGTGCCGGTGCTTCATTCACTTGCTGGCTCCATGAGGATAAATTCCCAATCTTCGTTATCGACTTCGGGGATGGTGTAGCCGACGATGTTTCCCATCTCGACAATGACCTCGAACCCCTGCGCCTGCGCGTGCCACATCGCCTTGTCAACCTCTGAACCTTCCGCCCTGTGCCAGGGTACTAGCACCAGGGCGTACCTCGCTCTTGAGTCCATCAGAATTTCGATGTCGTCCTCAAGCCGGATGCGGCGGAACTTGTCCAGTTCCCACTCGAATACCACTCCCGAACCGTAGCACCGAACTGTGACAACGACAAGAGTTCCGGTGTGTCGCCCACCTGTGGTAGGCTCCGCCTGCGCGAGAGCGTGGGGCAGAAACTCCATTTGACGGGCGACGGCAAGAGCCGGACAGGGTGTTTCTCCTACCTGCTACGATCTTGAAATCGTGGGGGGTAGGGGGGCATTTCTCTTTTTCAGGGTTCCGGCAAGGAGCGAGCCGTAGGCGAGCGACTAATAAGGAGGTTTTTGGGGGGCAGTATCCGCATATGCGCATAAAAAAAAGGGGCCACCCGAAGGTGGCCTCGCTTTTTTAGTACGGAGTAATATCAAAAATTGCCAGGGTTCTCTCGTCCAAGCATCCGTGGGGTGGAATGTCGTGATTGTGCTGTATGCCCCGAATTATTTCTGACAATCCGTAGTCCAATGTGTTGTCGCCAGGGATATTCAACACCTGCCTCACTCGCCCCACTAGTGCGTTTGAGTCTCCCTGCATCACTAGCGGCACAAGCGACATCTGCATTATGTAATCTCCACATCCACGGTTTGTAGTTGCACAGTGACCAGGCCCCCGAAGCCGTCAACGAACGACGGAGGTGCTGACTGCTCGAACTGTACAGCCCGAACCACGCAGATGCGCTCGTCACCCGTCGAGAAGTCCTGCAACAGGCACGCCCCACCCGTCTGCTCCAACTTCTCCAAAGCCTGAAGCCGGTGCCAGGGGTTCGACACCCGAGTAACACCGTTCGAGTCTTTCTCCTCTGAGTAGAGCAGCAACGGCAAGGTGATTGTTCGCGAGCGCAGCGGTGCGGGAAGCGCACGCAACTGCCACTCTTGCAGGATCGGCGATACCGAAGTATCGCTAGTGTCCCGTGTCAGCGTGACCTTCACCTCGAACTCCGTCTCGGGAAGCAAGTCAGCCGACAACGGAATGTTCAGCACTCGACCCAGCGGGACAGACTCAAAGTTCGCGTTTGCGCCCGTAGGATCTGCGACCTGGACACCGAGCACACCAGCCGTAGTTTCGCTACGGATTGAGAACGACACCGGCTGCTTGAACTCTGTCGTGCCGTAGCGCACGAAGCCGGAATCGAGCGTACCGACCTCGGCCTTCACGGTTGCCGACTCGATGTAGACCTTTGCTGCTGTGCAGATCAAAGCCAGACCCGTCGTTCCCACGAATGCAACCGACTGCGGTGTGCCATCAGCCACCGAAAGATCAGCAGCGAAAGCGTAGAAGTCTCCGACCTCCTGGCCAAGATCAATGCGCCACAATCCCTTAGCACCCAGGCGCTCCGTGGTGCGCGTTGCGTACACGTACTCGCCGTCGAATGTCAGATCTGAGATGTCATCCTCTACCGATAGAGGGCCGTAGACGAAACCCGTACCCGCAGCAGATTCCTCGGCAACACGGACACCCTTGCTTGTGGCAGCGATGACGTACGAGTTCAAGTAAGACTTGAGGTTGCGGAGAACTTCACCGATGGGGAACTCCGCCACGTTGATCGGCTCAAGCATGGCACCGAGACCGCTGCTCGACGTGTCAATCGTGAATGACAAAACCTTAGCCTGGATGCCGATGTTCAGTGCCACCAGGATTGCGCTCGTAGTCTCCGTTACAGCAACAAAACTCAACTCGGTTGAGGCGTACTCGTACCGGGAGTCACCCGAAGTTGCAATGTTGATAGTGGCCGGTGGTGAGGCCGGGTTGCGGCCCAACTCAAACACGCGCATGGGGTAAGAGTCTGTGATCTGGCAACCCACAATGATGCGGTCTTTGACGTAGCCAATGGCCTGAACTGTCCACGACGCACCTGAACCTGCATGGTCGTACAGTTTCGTGGTGGACAACGAACTGTCGATCTCGTAGATACCATCAGCGGCACCGACCAGTGCGTTGCAACCATCAGTAGTTAGAGCCTGAGCAGTGCCAGAGAAAGAAGTAACTTGCACAACGGAACTCGTGGCAATCTTGTACAGGTACACGTTGCCGCCGTTGATGAACCACGTTCCCAACGAGCACGTGTGCGCGTAAGACCCACCGTGGCTAGCCACCTCGGACGTGGAGTTCAGTAGGCTAATCTGCCCCTGCGTCCACACATCCATGTTCGCCGACTCACGGAAACGGAACAGGTCACCCTCGTCCGCGTCATAGAACTCGGCACCTTCACCTCGATGCCACGAGGTAGCAGAGCGTAGCCACCAATTCGACAGCGTGTTCTCACCGGCAGCCGCCGCTTGATCGACACGTTCTTTCTGGTACTGAGTCGTAACTCGGGAAATCCTTGTGGCATCTGATGCCGAAGAAAGCCATGGCTGATTACCTATGGCGTAGTCCGCAGCAAACCCGCTGCGGTCGAAACGGGCAAGCCGGTCGATAATGTCCTGACCGATAGCAAAAGGAATGTCATTGACAACCGCCTTATTCTCAGCCACCTAGCACTTCCATTTCCGTCGAGCCTTACGCAAACGAGAGTTCGGATCCTTCGCAGCCTTCGGGAACTTCTTCATCTGACCGAGGCTGCGAGCACAGAACGAACGCTTACGAGGGCCGCCGCCCGGTTGCGGTGGCTTCAAGTTGCTCCCCTGTGCTTTCGCCGAGGCGCGTCCCTTCGCGTTCAACCCGCCGTCAGGGTTCTGTCCCTCTTTACGAGTCCAAGCAGGAGAACTGAACTTCTTCTTCTTTTTCTTCGTCATCTTCTTCGACGGTTTACGGTCAGCCATACAGGCCCTTCCGCCAAGCCCTCTTCAACCGCCGATCCTTCGTCAGGATCGGAAGCGGCCACAGGCGCTCATCCTTCTGCGCCTTCTCCGTGAACGAGATGTGAATGTGTTGGTAGTGACCCCAGTTACCCGGACGCCACTTCCACCACTTGCTGCGGTAAGTGCCAGACGCGAGCCGACCCTCGTACACGACGTACTTGACGCGCTTACTACCCGGCAGGCCAGATGCTGCATACGCACGCAACTGGTCGGCGAGTTTCCTCGCCGCCCTACCGTTGCGCCACTTGCCCTTGCCCATGTTCTCGTCAATGTCGAGAGCGTGAACCCAACCATTCTTGTCAGGGTTGTGATCGGACTTGCGCTTAGAGTGCGCCCGATCCCCGATCCAACCATCAGACCGCTTATCCCGACCGGGCCAGCGACCATTGATCTGGTCACGAAGGACGACACCGCCCTTCACCAACTTAGCCATCCGACTGCCGCCCGAAGCGAGGGTTCTCACCGTTCAAGTAATCAACCAACACAACAATCGCCGGAGGAATCGCAACCACAAGAACCGGAGGCAAGCCGAACCCCGCGATGTTGTCCACCACCCACGTCAGGGCAGTCGCAGCGAA